GTAGATGGTAACGATTCTTATACATCAAATATTAAATTTGATTATGGCGCATCTGCCCCAACATACTTTGCCAACTGGGGCTACAAATCTTCTTCTGATGGTAATAAAGTATTTTTAACAATCACTGACGGGGGTGCTGCAAAAGATGTTTTAGTTGCAAACTACAACGGCTCCGTGGGTATTGGTACTAGTTCGCCTTCACAAGAGCTTGAGCTAAAAGCAGCGTCTGTTCCAACTTTTAAATTAAATCAAGCAGACACCTATGGCGCAGAAATAGCACTTAGGGGTAATGATTTAGATATCGCTGGCAGTGCTAACGACATAGTTTTTTATACTGGCGGCAACAATGATGTTTCTACTACAGAACGCCTTCGCATTGATGGGGCGACAGGCAGCGTGGGTATTGGTACTAGTTCGCCAGATTCATTTAATACAACTGGTGGTAAGTTTGTAGTTGCTGGCGGCACTGTTCAAGCGTTGTTTAGTGATGCTGCAAACTACACGCTCGGTATTAAACATCAAGGTTCTGGCGCTGTTGGAATGTTTGGTGGGACAGCGGGTTCTGCTTTAGCGTTAATGACAGACAACACAGAACGTATGCGCATAGACTCAGCAGGCAACGTGGGTATTGGTTTAGCGTCACCTAGCTACTTAATTCACGCAGATGCTGCTACGGCTACTGACCCTAGCTATTTTGTGGCGAGTTCCGGTTCAAATTTTGTGGTTGCTATGGGCAGTCAAAACTCTCCTGGAGTTGCGCAAGAAGCCTTCATTGGCACAATTAGTAATCATGCCTTAAAAATAAAAACTAACAACACAGAAGGTATGCGGATTGAGTCAGGCAACCTGTTGGTGGGTAGAACTTCTAGTTTAGGAAGTGGTCTGTTAACTGTTCATTCTAACAATGCTCATGGTTTAGCCATTGGATATGGCGCAGGCACAAATGAATATAGAAGGCTGTACCACCACTCTAGTGGTCTTTATTTTGAAAGCAGTACAAACCAAGCATATTTAAATTCAGCAGGGGTTTGGACAGACGCATCCGACATTACCTATAAAAAAGAAATTGAAGATATTGACTACGGCATAGAAACAGTTAAAAAGTTAAAGCCTCGCAAATATAAAATGAAATCTGATGATACAGAACAGATAGGTTTTGTTGCCCAAGAATTAGTTGAACAAGTCCCTGAAATAGTTAGTGAAAAAGATGGGATATTAGGAGTTGCATACGGACAACTAACGGCAGTTTTAACTAAAGCAATCCAAGAACAACAAGCCACCATTGAAGCCTTAACTCAAAGAATTCAAACACTGGAGAACAACTAATGACCGCAACAAACACATGGATAATTTCAGAATGCGACAGAGAACTTAGTGACGGTGGTATCACCACAGCACACTGGCGCGTTACAGCCACACAGACTGTAGAGGACGTAGAGTACACAGCAACCAGCTATGGAACCTGTGGCTTCACACCTGACCCTGAGTCTGGCGATTACACGCCTTATTCAGACGTTACTGAGCAACAATGCCTCGATTGGTGCTTTGCCAATGGTGTAGACAAGGATCAAATTCAAACGTCATTGCAAGCTGAAATCGACGCGAAGATAACGCCAACCACTGGATCAGGCACCCCCTGGGCAGCATAAGGAATAAAAATGAGCGACCCTACAGTAGAAATAGATGGCCAAGAGTTTGCATTCAGCGACCTCGAACAAGATGCGCAGGTAATGATTGGCCGCGTACAACAATTGCGCGAAGCACAGCAAAACTTGCAGATTCAGTTAATAGAAAACGAGCGCAGCATAGCCAGCTGGGAAGCCGATATTCGTAACTCAATCAAGTCGGTCGAAGCCGAAGAGTCTGCTTCACAGTGACTCAGAAAGAATTAACAGCCAAGGCTTTGGCCTCGATTGAGGCGCACGAACGAGAGTGTGTCGTTAGGTATCAAAGCATTGAGCGCAGGTTTGACAGCGGCGCGGCTAAGTTTGTTCGTTTAGAGCAAATGATATATGGCCTATACGCATTGGTTCTTGGTTCAGTGTTGGTTCCGCTTATTATTGCTATGGGCTAACAGGTGATTTTAGAGGCTATTGCTGCAGCAAGCGCAGCGTGCAAAGCCTTGGAGATGGCTGCGGGTGCAGCTAATAATATAGAACAGCTGGGTGGTTACATAGCCAAGCTTGGATCTAGCGAATTTGATCTGCAGCGCGCAAAGAACAGCAAAAATTTGAGCGAGGCTGACGCGCTCAAGATTGTTATGGCTGAAGAGACTTTGCGCCAGAGCAAAGAAAACATTAAGTCGGTATTTCTTGCATCTAACAGGATGGATTTGTGGCAAGACATGATGGTCAAGCAGGCTGAAGCGCGTAAAAACCGCCAAGCATTCTTGAAGTCAGAAGAGGTTAGAAAGAAAAGATTTAGAAAGCAGCTATCTCAGTACGCACTTATATTTGCGGTTGTGATTGTTTTAGTGCCAGCCACCATTGGCGGCTTACTGGCTTGGCTTACCAACAGATAAATGTGGGATTAATAAATGAAATTTGATCTTATAAAAAATGTAATCGGCAGTCTTGCGCCTACACTGGGACACGCCTTGGGCGGTCCTTTAGCTGGTACTGCCATGAAGGCAATCGCCAGCGTTATGGGTTGCGAACCAGAACCCAAGGCATTGCAGAAGGCGGTGCAGAACGCCTCCCCAGAGCAGTTGGCAATGATAAAAGCTGCAGACAACGAATTCGCTGTGCAGTTAAAAAAGCTTGATGTGGATGTGTTCTCGCTGGAAGTGCAAGACACTCAGAACGCCCGCAAGTCTTTTGCTGGCGATTGGACCCCTAAAGTGCTGGCGTTACTGGCGTTCATTTTCTTTGGCGCTTATGTCTCCATCGTGACGCTAATGCCAGACACAAACGAATCAATCGTCAATCTAGTGCTTGGATACCTTGGCGGCATAGTGAGCGCAGTCGTGTCTTTTTATTTTGGCGCTTCTAACAAGGGTGAAAGCCAATGAGCAGTGACAAGCTATTTGAAATGCTAAGAAGGCACGAAGGCGTTAAGCAATTTGCGTACCGATGCACGGCGAATAAGATCACAATCGGCGTAGGCCGATGCGTGGACGAAGACGGCGGCATTGGCCTCTGCGATGCCGAGATTGACTTCTTGCTGTCTAACGACGTAGATAGAGTTGAGGTTGAGCTTGAGAACAATTTCTCTTGGTACAAAAATTTAAACGATGCACGCAAAGACGCGATGGTTTCCATCGCCTTTAACCTGGGCCTTACCCGGCTGCTCAAGTTTGAGAAAGCGCTCGGATTCATGGCTGGCGGTGACTACATCATGGCTGGCATGGAATTCGACAACAGCCTTTGGTCTAAGCAAGTCGGCGCAAGGGCTGAAGAGCTTTGTCAGATGATTGAAACAGGGGAGTATCAAGATGCCTCTGCTTAACGTAAGCCCTCCAGCTGGCGTAGTTAAAAACGGTACTGCGCTGCAGCAAGCAAACACTTGGAGTGATGCAAATCTAGTCCGCTGGTACGAAGGCGCTATGCAGCCAATTGGCGGCTGGCGTAAGCGCACCACGGCAGCAATGAACGGCGTGTGCAGGGCAATCATCAGTTACTTAGACAATGGCCGAAACAGACGCACGGTTGCTGGCACGCACACTAAATTATATTTTGTCGGAGAAGACAACACGCTAACGGATATTACCCCGTCAGGGTTCACCACTGGCAACGCAAACGCAGTCCAGAACCTCGGCTATGGTGGCCTCACTTGGAATGCCAGCACTTGGAATACGCCAAGACCTGACAGCGGCGCTTATACGCCAGCAACCACCTGGTCACTAGACACGTTTGGAGAGTACGTTATTGCGTGCGCTACCAGCGATGGCAAGATTTACCAGTGGGCTAATTCTACTGGCGCGCCTGCAGCGCTGTTATCTAACGCGCCCACCAGCACCACCGCAATCGTCGTAAGCGAAGAGCGTTTCGTGTTCGCATTGGGCGCTGGCGGTGTAGGTAATAAGGTAGCATTTAGTGACCAGGAGCAAAGCAATGTATGGGCACCAGCTGCAACGAACCAAGCTGGTTCTTTCACCTTGGCCACTAATGGCAACCTGATGGCTGGCGTAAGAATGAGAGGCGAAACGCTATTGCTCACCGACATGGATGCACACACAGCGCGATACCAAGGCCCGCCATTCGTGTACGGCTTTAGACAGGCCGGGACAGGCTGCGGTGTGATAAGCGCCAATGGCTGCGCGGTTGCGGATGGCACAGCCTACTGGATGGGAAATAATGGCTTTTATTCTTACAACGGCTCAGTGCAGTCTATGCGTTCTAGTGTTGGTGATTTCATATTCTCGCACCTTAACACCACGGAGAGATCTAAGGTGTTCGCAGTCGTTAACTCGCAGTTTAGTGAGGTCGTTTGGTTTTACCCAAGCGCAGGCACCACAGAGAACGATTCTTATGTGAGCTACAACTACCGCGAAAACCACTGGCAGATTGGCAAGGTGGCCCGCACTGCAGGCTTTGATATTGGCGCGTTTGTTTTTCCTAATTACACAAGTGCGGACGGATATGTTTATGAACACGAAGTCGGCAATTCGTATGACGAAAACAGCGACGTATTCGCTGAAACTGGCCCCATGCAGATCGGCGTTGGCGACAGAATGATGGTCGCAACCTCACTCATCCCTGACGAACAAACCCAGGGCGATGTCACGGCGACATTCAAAACTAGAATTTATCCAAACAGCGCAGAAAGCTCTTTCGGGCCTTTTGACATGGCCAACCCAACCAGCGTGCGCTTCCAAGGACGGCAAGTACAAATGCGCGTCACTGGCGACCAGCCTACCAGCTGGCGAGTGGGCAATATGCGCTTAGAAGTGGTAGCAGGGAGTAGACGATGATTTTACCTAACGCATCAAATGCTTATGACCAGGGCGTTGAGTCACAGCGCAATTTGCTGATTGAACAGGCCGATGATATGAACAGAAAAAAGAATCAAGACATCGAGCTACGCAATGATCGGCTGATCTTGCAAAGTCCAAATGGCACGCGCTACAAGCTAGCTGTCGAAAACAACGGTAATTTATCGGCGGTCCAAATATGAGTGAGCAGGCGTTAGAAAAGCAGGCATCAGACACAGTAGGCCCATACCGGGAGTTGCTTGAGTCGGCGCTTGAGCGATCTGGTGGCACGCACACATACGAAGACGTGTTGGACGCAATTATTCTTGGCGATATGTTTTTTTGGCCAGCAGAAAAAAGCTGCATGGTCACTGAGATCGTCCAGTACCCAAGGCTGCGCGCGCTGCACGTTTTTCTAGCGGCTGGCGACCTAGATGAAATTAGGGGCATGGAATCAAGCCTGATCTCGTTTGCGAAGTCCATTAAGTGCTCAGCACTGAGCATGAGCGGGCGCAAGGGCTGGGCCAAGGCGCTCAAAGAAATGGATTGGAAAGAAGCACACACAACTTTGGTTAAGCAGATATGAGTAAAGACGGCAGCGCAGGCGGCGGCACAAACATAAACATTGATGATTTGCTGGCAATGAACCCAGAGCTTATTGAGCAGCTGGCGACTGAGCCTGCAGCGCAAAGTGCTGCGCCGGTAGAAGCAAGCATCCCAGCAGAAGCGCCGCCAACTCGCTTTTACGGCACAAATACCAGCAACCAGATCAATCAGCCTGATGCAAAATATTATCAGTCGTTCGCCATGCCGGGCACCAACGACTTTTATGGATCTGGCACAGAGATTACGCAGCCCGGAACAGACTACTATCACAGCTTCCCGATGCCGGGTGAAGATTCTGCGAAAGCGCCAAGGCCCACCTCAACGCCTATCCCTATTTTTGACATCAACGAATATGACGATTCTGAAATTTTTGACGGCAGTATCGTTGGCGGCGAAGGTGGGCAGTCTTTTGAGCCTGCCTATGGTCGCCGAGGAATCAACCCCTCGATGCCTATCCTCGATGCAGCAGAAGAAGAGGAAGAAGAGATGCGTTACTACACGCCAAGATTTAATAATTTCAACATAGGAACGATGTGAGATGAGTGCAGGCAAATCCAAACAAAGCGCAACACAAGCCTTTGACCCGGAATTAAAAGGAATGCTGACAAGCACATTCCGCAGCGGTCAGCAGCTTGCTCAAACACCATATCAACCATATAACGCGGCGACTGTTGCGCCATTGTCGCCAGCTGAGCTTGAAGGCATGAACCTGGCCGCTAACACAGCCCGCGCTGGTGTTGGGCAAGCGCAGATGAATCAAGCGATAACTGGCGCACAAGCTGGCATAAACTACCAGCCCACAACGGCTGGCGCGCAGACAGTGGGCGCGATGGGTGGGCCTAGTGACGTTTCTGCACTCTCGATCTTTGATAGGGATCTAAAGCAACCAGGAGACGTTGGAGCCAGCGTCCCAGTGGGCGTGGACAACATTGCCAGCGGCGGCGTAACCGCCCAGCAGATCGGCGCGTTACCCGGCATCCAAGCACAAAATGTTGGCGGGCAAACCGTGCAGGCGCAGAGCCTGGCAAACACAAACTTAGATCCCTACCAAAATCAGTACACCAGCGGCGTTATCGACGCCGCGATGGGCGACTTAAACCGCGCACGCGAAATGACGCAGAATCAAAACGCTGCAAGCGCAGTGTCGGCTGGCGCGTTTGGCGGTGATCGGCAGGCATTGGTAGAAGCAGAAACCAACAGAAACTTTGGTAGGCAGGCCAGCGATATGGCCATGAACTTGCGCAACCAAGGCTTTCAAAACGCTCAAGCGGCTGCGCAAACAGACCTCAATCGTGCGCAAGACGCAGGCGGTCAGAACGCGCAGTCTGCCATGCAAGCGGCACTGGCTAATCAGCAGGCGGGCCTATCGGCTGGCCAGCAAAACCAGCAGCTTAACTTTGCGCGCCAGCAAGCAAACCAAAACTCCGCACTTTCAGCAGCGCAAGACTCAGCTGGTCGCGCACAGCAAGCCAGCCAGCAGCAGGCTCAAATGGGGCTGCAAAGCGGCTTAGCGTCGCAAGACGCGAATATGCGTGCATCACTCGCAAATCAGCAAGCAGCAGGGCAATCGAATCAGCTTGAGCTTGCGCGGCTGCAGGCTAACCAAGACGCTGCATTGCGTGCAGGCTTAGCCAACCAACAAACTGGACTGCAAACTAACCAAATGAACTTGGCGGCACAGCAAGGCAACCAAGACGCGGCACTCAGAGCGGCGCTTGCCAACCAGCAGGCTGGCTTAGCGGGCGCAGGGCAGAGACTGCAGGCAGGTCAAAACTTGGCGAATTACGGCGGCGACCTACGCGGTATGCAGTTTGCGGATGCGCAAGCGTTGCAGGGCGTTGGCGGTCAGCAACGCATGGCGGGCCAACAGCTGCTTGATGACAGGTATCGAAGATTTGCTGAAGAGAGAGACAATCCGTTTAGGATGTTCGATGTTCTGCGCAGTGGCGCTGGTTTGCTGCCGAATCCGCTTACAAGCTCAAGCAAGGGCAGAAGCCTTAATGCAGGAGTCGCATAATGTTTAGCGCGATGATGGCGGGCATGTCAAAGCTGGCTGGAATGCCAAAGGCGCTTTTGAGCAGCAAGGATGAGCTTGAAGGCTTAGACGAAAATGGCTTGCCCATAAACCCGCCGATGCCAGGGCAAGTGCCGGGAGCGCCTCCCGCAGCAGCCCCGGTGGTCAACGTGGCCACCAACACGGCAGAGCAAGCAGCCAACCCAACAATTGGCCAGATGGTCGGCCAGCGCATGGAAGGGCTACGCGACATTGCCAGCGACCCTGGCGGTTATGCGATGGGGCGTATTGGCGGGGCGGTAGATCGTGTCACGTCACTAGCACAAGACCCATTGGCTTACGCTGAACAGCGTATGCGTATGGCGCTAGACGGCACCTTGGACGAAGAAGAGAGAGCGGCAGCTAAGTCGCGGGCGCGTATGCAGCAGTTTCAAAGCCAAGCAATGCAAGACTACCAAGCTGGTCAGCAGGCGACTCAGTTACCCACTGGGTATTTTAACAGCGCACAAAGAGGGCTGATGTGATGTCACAGTTTATGACTGATGAAGAGGTGCTAGAGGAAGAGCGTATGGCTCAGCAATTGTTCCCGGCGCAAGCTGCGCTTGTGAACAACCAGCCAAGTGCGAATAATCCACAACCTCAAGTGCAACAACAAAACCCGCTTATGAACACTGCGCAGTCAGCTATAGCTCAGCCAAATTCGGCGGTCAGTGAATTGGCGGGATTGTTGCGAAGAACGCCATCTGTTGTCACCCCGCCAGAAAACTTTGGGCAGGGCGTTAAAAATGTGCTGACGAATACAGTGGTAAGGCCGCTGCAATATAAACTAGGTCTGCGCGAGTCTCCTACGCAAAGGCTAACCCGGCTGAAGACAGACAGGGCAAACTTAGGTTTGTATCAAGACTACATTGACCTGGCGAAGCAGCGTGGCGAAATTCAATCAATACAATCGTTTGACCTTTCAGCCCTAGCAAAGTCACCGGCAGAGTTTCGTGCCATGCAAGCTCTCAAAGACACCTCTACTGACATCGAGCAGTTTATGGAGGAGTACTCGCGGGCGCTTACAAGCAGTCGCGCAGAGCGAGACAGGCTCTTAACAAACGATACTAAAGACTCATTATTCTTTGCTAAGTTACGAAGTGAAGAAGGCGAAGAGGCTTATCAAGTTGCGCTGCGCCTGCAAGATGAGCTAAATCCCAGCGACACGGCCAAACTATATAGAGAGCTTGAGCGCCTGCCACCATTAGAAAAGCAAAAGTTTTTGGCTTTGACGCTTGATCAAAAGCAAATGATCATGCAGCAAACGAACGGCGACATGGGTCTATATGTCAAAGAAGTAGCGAAAAGCGCTGCGGCTATAGCAAACGCCGAAAGAATTGCTGCAGATGGCGGGCTAGACCTCACGCCAGGTCAGCGTGCAATTGATGAAGCGTATAAAGAGGTATATGGCGACTTTGTTGTTAGTGGTGGATATGCAACGGTTGTAGGAAACATATCTCAGTTAGATGACTCAGTCCGTCAGTTGAATAAAGACCCGTCGTTGACCGGCAGGCAGTTTGTGATAAGTCCAGATAGGGCTTTACCAGCTAAGACTTTGGCATTAAAAGAAAATGTTGCGCGTGTTGTAACTCAAGGCATGAGAGAGATTATTGGCGCTCAGTTTGCTGCCCAAGAGGCAGACCAATTTATTGCCAGATCATTTAATCAATTTTTGCCTGCGTCTGTTAACGCTGAACGAATAAGGCGACTAAGGGCTGGCATGAAGTTAGCTCTTGAAGCTAAAAACGCCGCTGCAAGGCACTACGAAGAAAATGGCACACTAAGCAGTTGGAAACCCGGCGTTGAATCTCTGAACAAAAGCCTTGCTGATTTTGAGAAACTTATGTACCAGCCAGATGATTATATGTCTTTAGATAAGAAGGCAATTGAATCAATAATTTTAAACCCGCTTACTACGCCATATGAATTGGACGCAATTGAAACACATTATTTGAAGCGGTTCGGAGGTAACGGAAAATGAGTGAAGCGCAGCGAAGGTTTAATGAATTAGCCCAGAAAGGCCAAGCAGCTAAACGAAGGATGGACGAAGAAACCCCAGCAATGAGTTGGGTTGATATGGCTACTCAAGCAGTAGCCAATACGCCTTCAAGTGCGCTTCAGTTTGGCGAAGATTTAGTACAACCAATACTTCACCCAATTGACACGGCAGAGTCAATCATCGACCTAGGCTTTGGTATTGCGCAACTGGCTATCCCCGGCGAACAAGCAGACGAAAAGACTGCGCGCGCTGTTGGTGCATATTTTGTCGATAGGTATGGCAGCATCGAAGATGCAAAACGCACGTTTGCCAGAGATCCGGTTGGCTTCATAGGTGACGCATCAATGGTTATCACTGGCGGTGCCACTGCAGCGGTCAGAGCGCCAGGTAAGGCTGGAGCGATTGCTAAAAAAGTGCAGGCAGCGGGTAACGCGATAGACCCAATAAACGTATTGGGCAAGACAGTGCAAGTTGGTGGGCGCGGATTATCTAAGGGCATTGAAGCTGGTCTTGGAGTAACTACCGGCACGTCAGGCCAAAGCGTTCGAGAAGCGTTTCAAGCAGGGCGAGAGGGCGGTGATAGGCGCGTGGCTTTAACTGAAAATATGCGTGACCAAGTTGACGTTTCAGAAGTCGTTGACGATGCCAGAGAGGGCTTGCAAAAAGTAAAAGAGCAAACCCGCAAAGAGTTTAAAGAAAGCAAGGCTGCTCTTGAGTTAGAGAAGATTTCTGTAGCGTTTGAACCAATACAGCAAGCAGTAAAAGACTTAGAGCAGTCCTTCATATACGAAGGCTTCAACGAGTTAAGCCGCGAAGGTCGCGGTAAAATGGCCGAAATTAACAAGCTCATCAAAGACTTTTCAAACAACCCAAGGGTGCAGACCGCCTATGGCCTAGACGCTTTGAAGCGCAGCATTGATGACCTATACCCTAGAGGCATAAACCCTGGCAACGAGGCCGTGGTCGTTGCCCGCGCTAGAGACATTGTTAAGGAAGCGATTTTAGATCAAGCGCCAGATTACAACAAAGTCATGCGCCCATACGAACAGGCTAGACGGCTTGAAGTAGAGATGCAGAAAGCCTTGTCGCTTGGCAATAACGCAGCGGCAGATACAGCGCTAAGAAAATTGCAGTCTGTTATGCGCGACAACGTGAACGCCAACTTTGGATCTAGGCTCAAACTGGTCGAGCAGTTAGAGAAAGCCGGGGATGTAATGCTTATCCCGAAGGTTGCGGGCCAAGACCTCAAGGCAATAGCTCCAAGAGGGCTAGGGCGAGTAGCTGGCGGTGGTGCTGCTTTTGGCGCAGCAAGCAACCCGGCACTTTTAGCTGCACTGCCATTTACTTCTCCGCGCTTGGTCGGTGAGGGCGCTTTAGCAGCTGGTGATGGCGTGAGAATGGCGGGCAATGCTTTGAGCGCTGCGCAACAGCAACTGGCAAACTTTCCAAGATTAGACGCTGGCGTGCGATACGCAGCTGACTCAGCGACCAGCCAGCCAATTGCAGACGCAAGACGATTGAGGACTGCAGGGGTGCTTGATCGGGCGGCTACTGAAGAGAGCGAATCAGACGCGAGGATTAGGCAGCTGCTGAATATCCCGCAGAGTGCTTTGATTCAGTAAATACAGATGGGGGGAATAATGGGGGGAAAATTCTAAACTCCCCGTAAACCCTTGTCGCATATAGCTGGCTGGTACCCGGACCCGGTACCCAACCATTTCTCATGCTGTAAAATACTGTAACAAAAACAACAACTTACGAGTGCGTTGCGCTCATGCGTTCTCATGCTGTACCATATTGTCCAATACAAATGGGGGGAAAATGGGGGGAAAATGCAGCAAATTACAGCACGTCAAATAGCCTCGCTGAAAAAGTCAGGGCGGTATCGAGTAACCGACAACCTTTCAGTTCAAGCCAAGCTCAAGAACAACAAAATTTACGCAACTTTTGTTTTGCGCTACCAACTTGATGGCAAAGTCATCGACAAATCTTTAGGCAGCACGGCCAAGCTGACACTGCTCCAAGCCAAAGAAAAAGCAGAAGAGCTTATGGCTGGCATGACCAATAACCAAGTCACCCCCGCAGAGCAACTGCAAAAAGAAAAGAAAAAGGCCAAGGCCAGCCAAACGAAAGCCGCCAATGCTGGGATAACTTTTTCTGAGTTGGCGGCTGAGTACATAGAAAAGATAAAAGCGCCTGCTTGGAAGAACCTAGCGAGAAGCACTCAGACTTGGACTCATCGTCTGGGAAACCATGCTGGCCACATCATTGGTAACAAGCCAGTTGGCGACATAACCAAAGATGATATTCAAAATATATTGCTCCCGCTTTGGCTTAATAAGAACGAAACAGCGCTGCGCGTGCGTATGTATATTTTTGACATTCTTGAGTACGCGGCTGACAAGGATTACACGAACAATTCAAACCCGGCCAGCACGCGAATCTACAAGTTGCTCCCAGAGTTTACTGGTCAAGTTAAACACTGGCCTGCTTTGCACCACGATAAAGCGCCAGGGTTATTTGATGAATTAGGTGCGCGCAACAATGACAGCGCAAAAGCATTGCAGATGATTATGCTCACTGCGCAGCGGCAAATAGATGTGCGAACTGCGCGATGGGATCAGATAGATTTAGATGCCCAAGTCTGGCACGCGCCGATAGCTAAGCTCACAAGAAAGAAGTCGGTTTACACTTTGGATGTGCCGCTGCAGGACCAGCTTTGCACAATGCTGGCTGACAAAAAAGCCGGATTTAGCAACTACTCTGTGATGCCAGATTTTGTATTCCCTGGCGGCGGGGCGAAGGGTTATATATCAGACGTGGCTGTGCGCAAAGAACTGCACAGGTTTGGGTTGCTAGATGAAGATAATGTGCTGGTGTCGCTTCACGGGATGCGCACCACTTTTAAGGATTGGCACAGAGTGGTTGAGGGTGTGCGTGAATTTGACGATGAGCTTTCTGAGATTCAGCTTAGTCACGTCAGCCGATCAGATGTCAGGTCAGCCTACGCGAGAGACGTATTGCTCCCGCGCAGGGCCAAGCTGATGCAGACGTATGCTAATTTTCTCTGTGCTGCTTAACCAGCTGGTCAACCCAATCATTCACCTCTGCGCGCACAAAAAACACGCGACTGCCGTATTTGACAGGCGATGGAAACTTGCCATCGTTCACCATGCGCGCAAGTGATTGGCGGCTGAGCGATGTTAGCTCAGCTACCCCTTTATAACTTAGCAGCCCTTCGTTAGCCTCCATCACCAGCCCCCACAATCTGCGCCTCTGTCTCGATCCACCAGCGCAGGTAATCTGCCGCTTTGTTGAGGTGAACGAGAGGGACTTCGTTGTGGTTATGGGCGCGCCATGTGTATTTGATGACGTTCCCCTTGCAGTAACCGGCGAAGTCAAATGGCGTCATGCTCTCGCGGATCGCGTCGATACACTCAATCTGCCCTTGGCGGTAATGCTCAGGCGCTGCGACCTGCTCTTCTTTGCTAAGCGTGGGTGCGATTAGCGCGGGGCCATTTACTAGGTAGTCGCTAAACTTTTGCAGGGTGGCTGGCGTTGGGGTCTTGATGTCGCCCTGCACAAAGTGTTTCACAGTCGCGTAATCCACACCGATTGCGTCCGCGACCTTGCTGAAGCCGCCAGTGATTCTGCCGCCTTCAGCTTTCTCTATAGCTAGTGAATTCAGCTGCAGCTTGATTTCGTTATTACTTAGCATTTTTCTTTTCTTTCCTTTTCGGGTTATCGAGTCTTGCGTTTCGGTCCACGCTGCCGTCTTTCAAAATCATGTATCTGTTTCGGATGTTATAGACGCTGCTTGGGGTTAGGTTGTGCTGCCGGGCGATCTCAGTCTTGCGCATCGTTGTCTCTTCGAGCAATTTAAGCACCGACTTCACCACCTCATCTGGCACCCCAAACGGGAACCTGCGCGTGACAGCTGACTCCCAGCCATGCGACCTTTTACTGTGTCGCGCCTGCGCGCTTATGGCTTGTGCGAATTTGCACATATCTCTACTCCTTAAAACGGTATTTCTTGAACCCACGATTCGCAGGCGTTTTCTCTAGTAATAAATTCTTTGGGTGGTGACGCTTGAAACTCAGAGCAGTAACCCGGCTGTTCGTACATCCGCTCACAGCTGAGGCAGTTGCGCTTCACCTGGCTGCGCGCCAAAAGCTCAGCGGCCTGCGCCTCTTTCATTTTGCGCATTTCCTCTAAGAAGGCATCCATCAGCCCGCGACCTTGCCGTTAAATGCTTGGCGCAGGCTGTCGGTTGTCGCATCGCCAATGATGCGGGGATCTTCAGCTGCAGCTATTTCGCTAGACAGATAACCACTTGGCCCATTAACAAACTGGTTGCCGGTCAGCTTATTAGTGTAGGTGACGTTATCGCCGTCTGTGTCAGTCGCCTCTGCCCAGTTCGCCAGCAAAGGCGGAATGAAATTGTGCTGGTCGCAGCCAGCGGCTTGCGCGGCCTTGTCTATCAGCTTGTCATGCTTGCCACATTTCCACTGCCCAGCGGTGCCAGATAACACCGGCGTGCTGTGCG